GGATAAGTTTCATGTTTGGAAGCAAAAGGAAAGGTTTAATGATGATTCAGAGCATCAGATGTTTGCAGAGGTTAGCCAATTACAAGCCAATGTTTTGGATTTGATGTCAAAGGATAAGCGAATTACTGCAGATGTTTTGGCAACAACTTTAGATCAAAGTGTTGATACGATTAATTTGGTAATCAAATCGCTTGTTGAAAACGGATACGTTCAAGTCAATGAATATGCAATTGGAGAGGGCATTGATGAAAACGTAATTACAGAGCATATCTTAACAGAACCATTGGGCGATATTTTGGTAAAAATTCAGCCTCAGACTAAAGAAATTTTGATTCGTTATTCATACGAATGGAAAGCAGGATTTAACAATACGGATAAGAAAACAAGCAGACCTTTTTGTGTGGCTTTATTGGAAGCTGGAAAGATGTATTCACGTTCCGAGATCGAAGGTCTTAGCGCAAGATTAGGTTATTCAGTTTGGGATAGAAAAGGCGGTTGGTACACAGATCCAGATACAGACAAACATAGTCCAAGTTGCAGACACAAATGGGTTTCTAATATAGTTACAAGAAAATGAGCAAGAACACATTATTTATTTCCGTTCAATCAATCAAAGATCGAACCGGGTTACATGCAAACGTAGATGAAAAGTTGGTTCTGCCTGAAATCAAGACTGCGCAGGACATGTATATTTTACCGGCATTGGGTTCGGCATTATACAACGAGTTGCAGACTGCGGTTGATACTGCGACATATACCCAGCTTCAGACAACTTTGCTTGATGACTACATTGTGGATTGCTTGATTTATTTCGTGATGTCGGAATTACCTCAGGGATTATCTTTTCAGTTTTACAATAAAGGACTTTTAAGAAAGACTGGCGAGAATCAGGAATCGCCTTCAATGCAGGACATGATAGATGTGGCGAATAGATATAAAGCGAGAGCCGAGTTTTATAAGCAGAGATTGATTAAATACCTAAAGCAGAACAATGCTTTATATCCTAATTATTTGAATTTTGGTTCCGGTATTGATTCGATCAAACCAGATAACGAAGGTTACACAGTTAGCATGTATCTGGGCGATGCTTGTTGCAATGATGACTATACGGATGATGGTAAGCGCCGCAAAACTTTTGAGGAAAGATATCAAGGGAATATAGGATGTTGTTAAATGAGCAAGGAAGTAAATTTCAAAAATCAAAATAAGCTGAAAGTTTATTTAGAAAAATCAAAGAAAAATGACATTGAATCAAATTGTAAAAGAGTTAACCAAACTGGGAAACGATCACGAGCAAATTAATTTTGTTTATTTCGGGGACGTTTGGGAAAGATTAAGCAATGGCGAGGTAACTTACCCGGCTATGTTTTTTACTTTGACTGGTGCAACAGTAGGGGCAAAGGAAATCGGTTATTCGTTTAGTCTTTACTTTATGGATCGGATGCTGATGGAAGAAACAAACGAAACGGAGGTTTTATCTGATATGACGCAAGTGGCTGGAGATATAGTTGCGCAGTTGCGATATCCAGAGGATTATTCCATAGTAACCTGGACTCCTTCGCAAAGTATGCCGCTTAGTTTTTTTACTGAAAGCGATCCCGATTTATTGGCTGGTGTAAAGTTAGATACTACCTTAACTGTGCCGTTCTTAAATGATAGATGTCAAGTACCTTCAAATTATCAATTTTAAATGGAATCGAAAAAAATAAACCAATTAGCAACGGAGTTATCTCCTGCGCTGGATGACTTGACAATAATAGGGGATCCGACAACTGGGATAAGTAGAAAGATTACCCTATCACAGATGGCTTCTTTATTTACTGGTACTGTGGAGGAATATGCCAGTCTTGCAGCTTTCCCTTTAGTTGGTGCTACTGATACGATTTATATCGCTTTAGATACAAACATATTATATCGCTGGAGTGGAAGTGCCTATGTGGAATTATCTCCAAACATTGTTTCGTCTTTAGTATTTAATGATGCCAATGGATTTGATGGCACGATTACTTTAGTCGGTTCGGTTGCAACCTTATCCATAACAACTGCTTTGACTTTGGGATCCCTGCCATTTATCGGTGCTTCGGGTGCATTAAGTCAGGACAATGCTAACTTGTTTTATGATGATACTAACAATAGACTGGGAATCGGAACCAATGCGCCAACAACTCCGCTTGATGTTTTCGGATCTGGGATTATCGCAAGGATAAACGGAACATCAACAAACAACGGATTTTTAGGATTTTCAAGTGCCGGATCAAATAAATGGTCGATTGGTAATGTGCAGTCTGATCACAGATTCAGAATTTTCAGCGACGCAAATTCTGCTGAATTGGTTTCTCTTTTGCAAACTGGGGAATTTGGAATCGGGATTGCAAACCCAACTACAAAACTACATTTAGATGGCGGTGCATCTGCGCTGATTGCCAACTTAGATGCAAACGTATCTGTGGCAAAAAGTATTTCATTCCGTTCAGATAATAGCAATCGCATAAACTTAGAGGTTTCAGGAACAGAATCAGGATCTAATGCTGGTGCTAATTTCTTTATCCGAAGATATTCTGATGCTGGTGCATTGATTGATACGCCTTTGCAGATCACACGATCTACTGGGTTGATTACTTTGGCGACTGCGCTAAGTGGATTGAGTGCATCGTTTACAGCAGCGGCAGTTCCATTAATCTTAAAATCTACTTCTGCAACAACAATGTACACAGAGTGGTATTACAATACTTCTACATTAGTTGGTTATATTGGTAATGGTACTGGTATATTAACTGGCGCAAATGCAAGTGATTTTATATTTAGAAGTGAAGCTGATTTTGTTGTTGCAACGGGCGGTAATAATAGAAGATTGACTATTTCATCAGCTGGAGTAGCTTCCTTTACTGGCGATGTAATAGTGCCTTATAATAAATCATTTGCATTTAATTCCATATCAAATCAATACATATCTGCTGATGCTTCGAATCTTTATTTAGGTGCTGCAAATTCAGCAAGGCTAACAATATCAACATCAGGAGCAGCTACGTTTAGTTCAGGAATAGGAATTGGTGGTGCAGCAGGAACAACTGGAGGTATTCAATTTCCTGCTACACAAGTAGCAATATCTGATGCTAATAATTTAGATGATTACGAGGAGGGAACTTGGACTCCGGGAATAAAATTTGCTGCATCAACTGCTGGTATAACTTATTCATCTCAAGCAGGAACATATACTAAAATTGGCAGAAAGGTCACAGTTAATGGTTTTTTTAGTTTAACAAGCAAAGGGACATCGCCTGGTCAAGCAGTAATTACTGGTTTACCTTTTACGATAGGAAATGCAAATGGTTTTTACGGAATACCATCACTTAGAATAAATGTAATAACTTATACCGGATCATTTATGGCATTAGGTAATATCAATGATACAACACTCGGAATGGAACAAGTGACTGAAGGTGGAGTATTATCAGATATTTTAAATACTAATTTTTCAAATTCAAGTTCAATTATCTTATCATTTACATATTTTGTTTAAAATGGCAATAACAGAAAAAACAATCATAGACATTATTGAGGTGTTACAAAACAACACTATTCAAATTCGTAACGCAAACATCATTGAAAAAGATGGAGTTGAAATTGCAAGAACTTATCATCGTTATGTTATAAATCCTTTGGATGATATAACTAATGAAGATGCAAAAGTTCAAACAATAGCTAATGCTATCTGGACAGAGGATGTAGTAAATGCTTACAAAGCGTTAATTGCAAAGCCTGACAGAAACACAACCCAATAATTAACTATATTTGACAAAAAAACAACCCTATGAAAACTGAAAAACAAGAAGTACAACAAGAACCACAAATGTTAAAAGTAGAATTGACAGTAATTGAATGGAATGCGATTTACTCAGTAATTGAAAAATCAACATCGCCTTATATCCAAGTCAATACAATTTTAAATGAATTAGACAAGCAGTTAAAACCACAAATTAAAGATGACAAATAATAACGCCGATTTGGCGACCATAGTAAGTGTATCAGGCGCAGTATTATCTATTGCAAATGTGCAACCAATAGTAACTTTAATAGCTTCTTTGGTCGCTATAATTAGTGGAATATTTGCCATTAGGTATTACATCAAAGCAACTAATAAGATAAAATGAAAGCGGAAGAAATCGAATACATCGAAGCAGAGGTTAAAGTTAACCTGATGCCAGAAATTAAGAAAGCAGTTCCGGGCGTTTTAGCTTGGGTTCTGCGAGTTGTGTTCCCAAAGTTGGAACGCAAGATAATTGATTTCGTGATTTCAATGGTAGAGCATTTTCTCAATAAAAAAAAGTGAACGCAGGACAACTGACAACCAACTTCCACATCCGCGAGTTTAAATGCAAAGATGGAAGTAAAGTACCCGAAGCGTTAGAATCAAACGTGAAGCTATTAGCTGACCAGCTACAAGCACTTCGGGACTTTATAGGTATTCCTATCACTTTAAATTCTGCGTATCGTACAGAGGCTTATAATGCGTCTATTGGTGGCAGTCCAAAAAGTCAGCATAAGTTGGCAAAAGCAGCGGATTTAGTAACTTCAAAATATACTCCAAAACAATTAGCAGCAATCATAAAAAAGCTAATCAAATCAGGCAAAATGATGCAGGGCGGAATAGGTATTTATCCTTCCTTTGTTCATTACGATTGCCGGGGAACTGAGGCACGTTGGTAATAAATAAAATTATGGCAAAAAAAATCATCTCAAAACAAGGCACGTTACAAGTTAGGGATTTAGTGCGAGGTCTTATAATGGCAATCCTAACTCCAGCGGTTTTGATACTTCAGCAATCTTTGGAAGCTGGAATCTTAACCTTTAATTGGCATCAGATAGCGATGGCATCCGTTGCCGGGGGATTTGCATATCTGGTTAAAAATTTCTTTGAACCTACGAAGATAATTGAAAAGTTGTAATGACAAGCGCAGGAATAATTCTTGTGTTTTTTGGACTTTTACTAATCTATTACTATGCAAAAACAAGAGATAGTTAGGCCATATTTGGAAAGATTCCCAGATCATGGGGATCTGACCTTGGCTAAAAAAATCTACAAAGAAAATCCCTTGGTTTTCAAAGATGTCGAAGGAGTTCGCAGTAGTATTCGAGCAATAAAAGGCAAAATCAGTAATTACGCCAATAAAAGTCTATATCAGCCGAAAACATTCAATAGCAATCCTTACAAGTTACCCGAAAGCGAGGAGAAAGACAGAGTACCTTTTACTCTGCCGGTAGCTTGTAATAACATTTTACTAATCTCTGATCTACACATTCCTTATCATTCAATTGATGCTATTACTGCGGCTTTAGATTATGGCAAGAAAGAGAATATAAACACAATCCTAATCAATGGGGATCTGATTGATTTCTACGGATGTTCAAGATTTGAGAAGGATCCTCGCAAAAGATCAGTCAAACATGAGTTTGATACTACCAAAGATTTTCTAAGGATCCTGAGATCATCATTTCCAAAAGCAATAATCTATTTTAATAAAGGCAATCACGATCTAAGGTATGAGCATTTTTTAATGGCTAAAGCGCCTGAGATATTTGATGATCCGTATTACTCGCTTGATGCAAGATTGGAACTCTCAAAGGTTTCTATTAACCTGATTGATGATAAGACAATTATCAGAGCAGGAAAACTAAGCATCCATCATGGACATTTGTTCTTTCGTGGATTTATGGCCCCGGTTAATTCAGCCAGGGGATTATTTATGAAAGCAAAGCAGTCCATGATCTGTTCCCATGTACATAAAGTTTCCGAGCATAACGAAACGAACCTATCTGGGGAGTTAATCAGTTGCTGGAGTACCGGGTGTTTATCCGAACTATCGCCAGACTATAATCCACATTCCAATAATTACTCTCATGGCTTTGCTCATATTAAAACCGATGCTTCCGGGAACTACTCAGTAAAAAACTACCGAATATTGAAAGGCAAAATACTTTGACAGATGCTGAACGCATCCAACTATTAATGCAAGAGAAACTCCGCCTTGAAGCTGAACTCGCAAAAATAGTCAAAGAGTTAAGGATGTTGGTTACTAAAATATAAAGTTGTTCATTGGTAAAGTGT